TTTCGCATAGAGGGTTTACAAGCACCCTAAGAGGTATTATATTATATAAAGGATTAATGAGGAATGAAGGAATCCCAAATGAAGTGGCTTTTAGTGGCATCGGTGCTTGCATCGCCTATGGAATATCCTACTGCTGAGATATGTGACGAAGTTGCTCGTAGGCTAAATCAGGAAGGGTTTGGTCCTGCAGCGTGTATACCCAAGGGCGTCGATGAAGGTGAAGAAGCCATGCGTCGCATGGCTGATGTCCTTAAAGCCGTCAGTGAGGCTCTGGAAAAATAGTTGCAGTCATTATGCGGCAGCTTGGGATGATTAATGCTGGTCCTTGTGGAAGGTTGTCGGTTCAACTCCGATAATAAAAGAAGGAATAATTTAATGTGGTTCGATTCCACCGCCAGCACGGAAAAAAGGTTAAAGAGGATAGCAAAGATGAGTAAAGTAGCTAAACGTCTTGATGAAATGGGAGGAGGTGGCGCATGAACTATAATTACGCTCTTATTGAAAGATTGAGAAAAATGTCCTCACAATTAGACATTTTGCAGTGTGAGGATGTTTTACTGGCAGCTGATATTATTCAAGGGCTTGAAGATGAAGATTTTTTTGTCATTCGTGCACTTAAAGATTATTATAAGCTATGTGCTAAACCAGATAAGATAGATAACAGTGATGATGTATTTGAACCCGATGAAACAATCTTAAATGCTATCGATAGAGTGCTTCAAGATTATATGACGCCGGATGAGTATTTTCACTGGACTATTGAAAGGGTAAGGAGGTATTGAAATGATCCACCGTGAGGTTTTTGATAACCTTAAAACTATTGCGATGGATATAACTGATAAGCGGCACCGTCATAGTGCCGCTATTCTTTATCGTGGCAATGTTATATCATATGGTGTGGCTAAACGAAAATCACACCCATTTCAGTCTCAATACCAAAAACATGAAGATGCCATTTTTTGGCATGCTGAAACGAATGCCATTCATAATGCTTTGAAAAAGATTGAAGCAGATTTGCTTTCAAAATGTTCTCTTTATGTGTGCCGCATTCGCTTCAAAGATGATTTAAGTGGAGAGATGATGTATGGCTTGTCAAAGCCGTGCAAAGGCTGTCGTTCATGCATTAATCATTTTAAGATTCCGACAGTATTATATACGACCAATTCGCCATTTCATAAAAATCGTTTTATTATCGAAGAGTTGGTATATAAATAAGTCATAAATCACCTTAAGGATCTATTTATGGCTCAAAATTTTCTCTCACCAGTAGGATTTTTATTCTCTTTAAAAAGAGCACCGAATATTGAATATTACACGCAAAAAGTGTCTATACCTGGATTGACATCTGGTTTTGCTCCTTTAGCAACTCCATTCAATGAACTTGGGTTTTCTGCAGATAAAGTTCAATTTGAGGATCTTTCATTGGATTTTCGAGTTGACGAAGATATGAATAATTATCTGGAAATCTTCAATTGGATTGTTGGCTTAACATTTCCAGATAATTTCACTCAACACTCAAATTTAGCAAGTACGGATAATCCACTTGGTGAACGACTTTACTCTGATGCTACTCTTACTGTTATGAATAGCAATCATAATGCAAATATTTCTATTGTATTTCAAAATATTTTTCCAATCAGTCTATCATCAATTGATTTAGATGTTACTGCAAATGATATCCAATATCCAACTGCAACTGTTACATTTAAATATCAGCAATTTACAATAAGTACAATATGATTAATAAAAATTATGGAGAAATAATAAATGAAAATTGGCTTTACTGCATCAGCTTTTGATCTTTTACATGCTGGTCATATTTCAATGCTTAAAGAAGCTAAAGAACATTGTGATTATTTGATTTGTGGTTTACATGTAAATCCTCGAATTGAACGAGAGTATAAGAATAAACCTATTCAATCTCTTATAGAAAGATACATTCAACTTTTTGGCTGTAAATATGTAAATGAAATTATACCATATGAAACTGAACAAGACCTTTGTGACATTCTTATGACATTTCCCATTAATATTAGATTCATTGGCGAAGAATATAAAGATACTGAATACACCGGTAAAAGTATTTGCGATACTCGTGGAATTTCTATTCATTATAACAAGCGCGATCATAAGTTTTCAACAACGGAACTTCGGCATCGTGTAGAAAATCATGGTAAAAATTCTATAAACACTGAATGCGGTATCACAGTTTCAATGGATAACGTTAATATTGAATGGCCGAAAATTCCGGAGAATAACATTATTGATACATACACTTGAAAATATACATGATATGTGGGATGAAGATACAAATATTGATCCCACAGATCTTGCTGAAGAAGCGCGAAAAATTCCTAAACTGCATGCAAAATATTACAGGATGCTTACAAGCGAACACCAAATTCAACGTCGTCTAGAGGCTGATCAAAAAAAACTATTACTTCTTCGTTCAGAATTTTATGACGGCACTCTTCCAGAGGAGGAACTTCGAAAATATGGATGGGAACCGTATCTCAAACGTGTGTTAAAATCTGACATCAAAAACTATCTTGACAGTGACCCATTAGTTATCAAGATAAAATTGAAAATCGGTGAACAACATGAAAAAGTTGATCTTTTAGAAGGAATTTTGAAATCCTTAAATAACAGAGGATTTCTTCTAAATACAATGCTGCAATTCGAGAAATTGAAACTCGGTTTGAGTTAAGTATTGAGTGTATAAATAGACATAAGCTGGTATCCTTTAGTGATGTTTAGGACTAGAGAAGGTGGATGCTCTAACATCGTGACCTTCATTTCTATTTATACGAAAGAGTTTTTAGAATGCCTGATATCATAAAACTAATAAAAAAAGATGAAGTGAACTTATATGTCGACTGCGAAATGGGTCTACTATATGAAATATCAGAATATTTCACGTTTGAAATTGAAAATGCGCGATTTCATCCGATAGTTCGCAACAAACTTTGGGATGGAAAAATACGACTTCTGAACACGCAGACGAGAGAGATTGGAGCGGGACTAAAAGATGCTATTATTGATTTTTGCAATCGTCGTAGATATCAGTGTATTATCGATCCAGAGTTAGAAATAAATGAAAATATTCCGAATAACTTAGGATATATGCTTTCTGATCATACAAAATTTCAACTTCGTGATTATCAGAATTCCGCGATTTTAGAAGCTCTTCAAAATAAACGAAAAATACTTATTTCGCCTACAGGAAGTGGCAAATCATTTATCATTTATCTTATTATTAGATATCTTCAAAGTCTTAATAAAAGAATACTTATTATTGTACATAGAACTTCTTTGATTACTCAGATGATGTCTGATTTTCAAGAATATAATAATGATAATGCAATTCAGATGACTTCTATTCGTTCGCCGAGTGATAAACAAAGTAAAGATCAAATTATCATTTCAACATGGCAGTCAATCTATAAAGAGAAGAAAGAATTTTTTGAAAAATTCGATGCCATTATCGGTGACGAAGTTCATACATTCAAAGCAAAATCTCTTACATCCATTATGACTAAACTTACCAATGCTCAATACCGTTTAGGTTTTACTGGTACTCTTGATGGTTCTCAGACAAATGAAATGGCTTTAACTGGTATGTTTGGACCGATCACAAAAGTGACTACGACAAGCAAACTTATTGAAACAAATGTCCTTGCACAAATAAAAATAAATAATCTCGTTCTTACATATCCACAAGAAGAACGAAAAAAAATAAGAAAACTTAAGCCAGATTATCATTCTGAAATGGATTATATTGTAACACATGAAAAACGAAATAAATTTATTCGAAATTTAGCATGGTCACTTAAAGGAAATACTCTTGTTCTTTTTCAATATGTTGAAAAACATGGCAAGCCATTATATGATTTAATTTCAGATAATAAAAAGAATGTTTATTTTGTTTATGGTGGCGTTAATACTGATATTCGTGAAGAAATAAGACAAGAAGTTATAAACAATTCAGTAGATGCAATTATAATTGCGTCATATGGAACTTTTCAAGAAGGCATAAATATTCCTAATCTTCATAATATTATACTTGCAAGTCCATCAAAGAGTCAAATTCGAGTTTTACAATCAATTGGAAGATCTATTCGAAAACATGAATCAAAAGAATACGCAATGATTTATGACATCGTTGATAATTTTAGTCTTGGTTCTTGGAAAAATTATGCGGTACAACATTTCTCTGAAAGAATGAAGATGTATTCAAAAGAAACAGCGTTTAATATCAAAATAAACAATGTTAATTTTTAAGGAGAAAACTTAATGTATACACTCTTAAAACTTATCAATGGTGAAATTATTTTTTCAGAAATTGAATATGAAGATGATGAAAAGTATTGTCTGAAGAATCCAATAACTTTTGAAATTTCTGAAGAAGAAGGATTTGTATTTAAAAGTTGGTTGGCATTTGTAAATGATGATTGGTGTTTATTACACAAAAATCATGTTTTAACTGTTCTTGGAGAAGCTCACCATTTGATGGCAACCATGATAGATAGATATTTGAACAAACAAAAAGAAATCAAAGAACAAATTGTATCAACTAATCAAGAATTAGCAGTAGAAAATCATAATGAAAAACAACTTTCTTTTAATGATCAACTTCAACAAATGTTAGATGAAATAGAAGAATAAACATTTCCTTGTTGAGCTTAATAGCTATTATAACACATTCTGAGAAGTTGTAAACCCCAAAATGAATAATTTTTTAAATGGGGTTTACAACTAATTTTTTTTATGATATTATAAAGTTATGATATTTATTATAACAAAGGATTTAAAAATTGGCTAAAAGAACTAAGAATTATATCGACAATAAAAAATTCTATCAAGCTATGACTGAGCATTATGATGCTGTAAAAAAAGCAAAAGAAAATAATGAAGAATTACCTCAAATCAATAATTATATCGGCGAATGCATATATAAAATTGCTGTTAATACGGCTCGTAGAGCTAATTTTAATAACTATACTTTCAAAGAAGAAATGATTGGTGATGGCATTGAAAATGCCATAAGAGCCGTCAATAATTTTGATCCTTCTAAATCGACTCAAAATCCATTTGCTTATTTTACTCGTATTATTTGGTTCGCATTTCTTCGTCGTATTGAAAGTGAGAAAAAACAACTTTACACAAAACACAAAGTTGCAGAGAATGCCTTTTTAAGTGGTAGTTTATTTAATGAACAAAACGATTCAATATCCAAATTTCAACCATCAATGAATAATACTGATTATATCAATGATTTTGTTGAAACATATGAAAAAAAGCTTGAAGAAAAGAAAAATAAATGATGATAGTCAATGATCAAGTCGAGAATCAGATGAGCATTGATTAAAAAAATTCCAAATGAATAAACATATCTGAAACATTTAAAATGAAAGGAGGTGTTCAGTATTATGAAGATAGCAATCATAACTGATCAACACTTTTGGTGTACGAGGAGATCATAAAGTATTGCTTGAAGCTCAAGCAGACTTTTATTCGCGTATATTTTTTCCTTACTTAAAAGAACATAAAATTGATACTATTATTGATTTAGGTGATGCTTTTGATCGAAGAAAATACGTAAACTTCAATACTTTGAACCAAGCCAAACAAATGTTTTATAATCCAATACGAGATAATAATATGAATCTCTATTCAATTATTGGTAATCATACGACGTATTATAAAAATACTAATGAAATTAATACTATGGTTGAATTGTTTGAAGACTATTCAAATATTGATATTTGCTGGAAAAAACCAGAGTTATATACATTTGACGATCTTGATATTCTCTTTTGTCCTTGGATTAATTCTCAAAATTTCCAAGAATCCATGGAAATTATTCAAACTACAAAAGCTCCAATTCTTATGGGCCATTTAGAAATCCAAGGATTTGAGATGTATAAGGGTTCAGTTAACAATGAAGGATTTGATCAGTCAATCTTCAATAAATTTGATATAGTAATGTCAGGTCATTTTCATCATAAATCATCTTATGGTAATATTAACTATCTTGGAGCTCCATATCAAATGACTTGGGGAGATTATAATGATCCTCGAGGATTTCATATGTTTGATACTACTACACGAGAATTAACTTTTATTGAAAATCCTAATCATTTGTTTGTTAAGCTTTTTTATGATGACACTAAGATGTCAGTTGAAAATTTGAGTGATTTAAGCTTTGATGTAGAGAATAAATACGTTAAAGTGATTGTGCAAAACAAAGACAATCCTTATCTTTTTGATATGTGGATTGATAAAGTACAACATAATAGTCCAGCAGATGTCAAAATTGTTGATGATCATCAGCACTTAGATTTGCTTGATGAAGAAGAATTATTAGACGAAGCTGAAGACACTTTATCTTTGATTCAAAAATTCGTAGACAGTTTAGATATTAAAAGTAATAAGGATGGAGTAACACATTTCGTTCAAGCATTATATAATGAGGCTTTAAATACATGATTATTTTTCAAAAGATTCGTTGGATGAATTTTCTTTCGACTGGTAATGCTTTTACTGAAATCTCATTAAATAAAAATGATTCAACTGTGATCATTGGAGAAAATGGATCAGGAAAGTCAACTATTCTTGATGCACTCTGCTTTGTTCTTTTTGGTAAGCCTTTTCGTAAAATCAATAAACCACAATTGATGAATAGTATTAATAAGCGTGATCTTCTTGTTGAAGTTGAATTTTCTATTGGTAAAAATGAGTATTTTGTAAGACGTGGTATGAAGCCAAATGTGTTTGAAGTGTATAAAAATAATGAAATGCTTAATCAGGATGGTGCTGTAAAAGATTATCAACTTGAATTTGAGCAAAATATTCTTAAGATGAATTTCAAGAGCTTTGGCCAAATTGTAATTTTAGGTGCAACATTTGTTCCTTTTATGCAATTACCTGCTGCGCATCGAAGAGAAATCATCGAAGATCTTTTGGATATTCAAATCTTCTCAAAAATGAATTCACTTCTAAAAGATCACATCACTAATAACAAGCTTGCTCTACAAGACGTCAAATATAAAATTGATCTAGAGAATGCACATATTAAATCGATTGAAAAGAATAATCAAGCACTTGAAAAGCTTAAGACTTCAAATGTAAATAAAATCACTGAAAGAATTCAAACTCTTACAGAAACGAACAAAAAATATTCAATTGAAATTGAGAAGTTGCAAGCAGAAATACAAGAAGAACAAAAGAAAATCAAGAATCAAAAATCTGCACATAAGAAATATAATGAGATGTACAGAATAAAAGACAATCTTTTGCATAAAATTGCAAAGCTTGAAACAGATATTCATTTTTACGAGAGCAATAACGAATGTCCAGTTTGTAAGCAAGAAATTGATTGCGATCATAAGAATACTATCATTCAGTCAAAACAACTTAAAATCGTTGAAGTCAATGATGGAGTTGATAAGCTTAAACTTGAAATCGATAAGATCTTAGAACGTCTCAATTCGATGGAAACAATTCAAAATCATATTAATGATTTGAACACTCAAGTGAATGAGCTTAATATATCATTCTCGATTAATGAAAAGAGCATTGCTTCGCTTCGACAAGATTTAGAAGAGTCAAAGAAAGAATATGAAATTATTGATCGAGGCAATACACAGCAACACGTTGAAAATATCACAAAATATAAAACTGAGTCAAAGAGACTTATAAATGAAAGAGATACTATGGGAATAGTCAATAATCTCTTAAAGGATGGTGGTATTAAGACTCAAATTATTCGAAAATATGTACCAATTATCAATAAGCTTATTAACAAATACTTAGCTGAGATGGAATTTTTTGTCCAATTTGAATTAGATGAGCAATTTAATGAGACTATTCGATCTCGCTTTCGAGATGATTTTTCTTATGATTCATTTTCTGAAGGTGAGAAAGCTAAGATCGATATCGCTCTTCTTTTCACATGGCGAGCAGTGTCCAAGCTTAGAAACTCAATCTCTACAAATCTCTGCATTTTAGACGAAGTGTTCGATGGGTCATTGGACATGGATTCAACTGAATATCTTATGAGTCTTCTTCAAGAGCAAAATGGTAACTTATTCATTATTAGTCATAATAGTGCCATTCAAGAGAAATTCGAAAATATCATTCGTTTTCAAAAGGTTAATAATTTTAGCAGAATTGCATCATAATGGGGTTTACAAAGTCATTATTCTATGATAGAATAAATCCTTAACAATAAGGAGTAGGAATGACATCATTCTATACAAGTGTCCAGAGACATGGAAATAATATATTATTTAGAGGATATAATGATGGTCAACCATTAACAAATAAAATCAAATTTAAGCCAACATTATATGTTCAGTCATCTACAAAAAGCGATTGGGTTGGTATCGATGGGACTCAAGTTTCACCTGTACATTTTGACTCAATGAAAGAATGTCGAGAGTTTAAACAACAATATGAGGGTGTCAAATCTTTTAAGATTTTTGGCACTATCAGTCATATTTTTGAGTTTATCAATGAAAGATTTCCAGGTGAAATTGCTTTTGATCCAACTCTTATCAATGTAGTCAATTTTGATATTGAAGTCTATTCGCCAGATAATGAAGGATTTCCTGATCCTGAACTTGCTACAGTTCCAATTGTATCAATAGCTCTTAAATCCAGTAGAGTCGACTATTATCAAGTTTGGTGTTTAAAAGATTATGATAAGAAGCAAAAGCTTATTGATAAGAACTTAGAAGTCCATATTTGCAAAGACGAACAAGACCTCTTATCAAAATTCATGCTCTATTGGATTAAAGCAAATATTGATGTCGTAACTGGTTGGAATATTCGATTTTTTGATATTCCATATTTGATTAACAGAATATCAAAAGTCCTTGGAGAAAACGTTGTAAAGAAACTTTCTCCATGGGAGTTATTGCAGACTCGTGAAATCAAATACAAAAATAAGGTAATGAATTCGTATGAAATGGTTGGTATATCCCAGCTTGATTATTTGGATCTCTTTCAAAAATTTGGTCAATTAATCTATGGTCCTCAAGAGTCTTATTCATTAAATCATATTGCTTATACAGTACTTGGTGAAAAAAAGCTATCTTATGATGAATATAGTAATCTTGGTGATCTTTATGAAAAAAACCATCAAAAATATATTGACTACAATATTCGAGATGTAGAACTCGTTGAAAGGATTGACGATAAGGTAGGTCTTCTCAATTTAGCATTTGCTATGGCTTATAAAGCTGGTACTAATTACTCTGATGTATTTGGCACAACTGCTATTTGGGATGCGATTATCTATCGGTACCTATACGAACACAAGATTGCAATTCCTCCAAATGTAGTTCAAGACAAACGAGATTATCCTGGTGGATATGTGAAAGATCCTCAAGTTGGTATGCATGATTGGATTTGTTCATTTGATCT